ATTGATTTAGTTAAGAAAGAAGAGAATTCATCTAAGTTTGTAGAGGATGCTATTGTAGAACATTTGAAGAAAAATAATAAAATTTAATTTTTTTTTGGAAATATCTTGTTTTCTGTTCCCTTTTTTTGCTATAATCAGAACGTAAAATCTTATCCCAGAATGAGTGTTCGATTTTACGTTCTATTTTTCATAAAATTTAAAAGGAGTGTAATTTTATGCCAAAGGCAATTATTGAAGGACAATACTTGAGTTCAAGTATTAAGAAATCTAATTTCAACGGTGTTGAAAAATCATTTGTACAATTGGATGTTTATCAGCCGGAGAGTACTGATAATGAAAAAACAGTTGTTATTAAGTGTGATGATTTAGAGGTTTTAAATAAGTTTAAAGAAACAAAAATGGGAACACCTATTAAGGCGAATGTTTCTATTAACGCTTATCAAAATAAAGCGTATTTTAAATTGATTAGTATAGCGTAAAAACGTTATATAAAGGCAAAAAAATGAATGTTAAAGAATCTTTGAATGAAATATTTCAAAACTATGTTGTAGAAACAACAGAAGGCACTTTTCAGGTGTTTAAAAGCTTTTCTTATGGCGAGATGGCTATATCTTTTCTTCTATTGACTATTATTGTTTTGTACGTGATGAAATGGATATGGGAGGTCGTACGATAGATGATTGAGTTATTCTCGATGTATTCCTATTTAGGACTTCCCGTAGTGATCATTGTTGTAGGTTGTGCATTTGTACGCTTTGGTAAGGAGTTGCTAAAGATATGAATGATTCAATCTTTTCACATGCAGTAGTATGGCTGTTTAGTAATTCTAGTTTTGTAAAATACCTTACTGGTATTACTAGTTTCATAGCCCTCCTTATAGTGTCGCTTTACCTATATAAAAGATGGGGGGAATAACTTTTGAGTTTTGATTTACCAATTAATCAAGTTATTCGCTACGCCTATAATACATTTGCTAGTGCGGATGCAGTTTTGTACCTATGGATCGGTGCGAGTTTTGCAGCATTCACACTTGGTAAGATTTTAGGAGTAGTTCGATAATGAGTATGGGTTTATTTGACCGTCATAGCGATAAAATACCCAAATCAACTTTTAATGTAGAACAATCAAATATGAGTACAATTTTTACAGAGTTTGGATATGCATGGCATACTTTTAAACCGTATGTACTTTTAATTTTAGGTTGTGCTTTTGCGTTTTATGTACTTAGAAAATATAAAAATCAATATGCAGATGATTGA